AATTTATAGTTGGATATCCAACATTGAATGCATATCCAGCATCTGCAAATCCCGATTTTGCATTATCTAAGAAGTCTGCTAGATCAAAACCATAGCGATTAAACTCTTCAACTGTATATGCGGAAACAGGTAATCCAGAATGTGTTGATGTAACATTACCAGTATCCATAAACTTAGCGTTTTCCCACATCATGAATGTTGGTCTTAATGTGGTATTATTTAAATCAGGAATAGAAGGATATGCTGGAGTATTAAAGAACCTGTGATCTACAAACCCTAATTCATATATAGTCGTTTTACCCACAACTGGATCTCCTGGTGTTCCACCACCACCGCCTCCACCGCCTCCACCGCCTCCGTCAGGAGGACCAACACGGCGATTGCCTTGTGCATCTATGTAGAAGGTTGGTAATCCCATTAATACGGAAATATGTGGCGAAATGATAGCGGTTAGTTTCTGTCTATATCCATCCAATGCTGGAGGTACAGTAACAGAAGTAATATATGTCGGCCAATAACGACATGTTTCATCTAATACTGCTAATGTAGCACCAGAATCAACATTAACTGGATCAAGAATAGAAGTTAACTGAATATGACTATCAAAATCAACTGTTAGTGATCCTGCAATTTCGGCAACTATTGCGTCTCCTGGCTTTTTACCACCACCGCCGCCGCCTCCGCCGCCACCTCCGCCTCCGCCGCCTCCACCGCCGCCAGATTTCTCAAACGACCATTCAACGGAAATACAGCACATTTTAACTTCTGTATCCTTCTTAACATTAAGAGTAACGAAAGGATCAATTTTTCTACCACGTTTCTTTATTAAATCATATTGTTTTGCAACTACAACTTTAGGTGCATCTGTATAACCAGAACCACCATCTGTAAGAACAATATCAACAACAGAACCACTCTTAACAATGACTTCTGCTCTTGCTCCACCACCATTTTGATCTATAGGAATAAAATGAAGTATTGGTGTATGGTCATATCCCTTTGGACTATTCCTATCCCAACTTATACTATCTACCTTTCCGTTAGAAATGGTACATGTAACACTAAGTCCAACACCAAATGTATCTCCATTGTAATTAGTAGAATTAACAGATCCATAGAAATTATTTGAAGGATCATCTCCTTTAACATATGTCTTAGAAGATAAGTATTGTGGCAACTCCTTAATAGTTCTCCAATCCTCTTCTCCATTAATTTTGATTAAATCACCTTGATTTAAATTAGCACGATTCTTTGATTTTTCATAGAATGCTTCATCTGCTCTCTTAGTACCATACAACCAACTAGATGCATCTCTTTGTAACCTATGATCAAGTCCATCTTTAATAATATTAACTGTATCAGTTGTACCAGTTAGTTCATACTCATTACTATAATCATCTGCTCTAGAAAAGAATATATTAGAACTATCCATATTTGGATTTTGTCCAGCAATAGTAATAATTAAACTCTGATTAGTTGTTGTATAATCTCTTACATTACCAATAAACTTTTTCTCACCACCAATCTTCTGATATGCCACTTGATTAACTGGTGCATCCTTAGTAGCACCAAACCAATTCTTCCAAGCAGCAAAATCGTTAGGAGATCCTGCATCACAAGTTATCACAATCTCATTGTAATATTGATTTCTTTCGTAATCATATAAAGTTATACTTTGTGAAAGATCTCTACCATAAAGGTAAATAATCTCAACATTATTCTTAGAGAAAATATTTTTAGAGAACGTAATCGTAGGTCCATTAATAACATAAGAATCCTTATTTCTTTGAAGTACTCCATCAATAAAGACTAGTACAAATGTACTATCATCAACACTTACCACTTCTTTATCGGAATTTAAAATCACAAAAGGACCAGGAGAACCATCTGGTATAGCATACTTATCAACTTCACATCTTAAGTAATTACCTATACTATGAGCAAAAAACTTATCAACTGCTAAAGGTTCCTGTAATGTCTTCGTATTATCTGCCTGACCCCATAAAGGTGGACTTGTAAATACTACCTTATTTGGTACAGATGTTCTATCAATACTATAAGCAGAATCGTGTTGTAGAACTCCACCAAGAGCAATAAAGAGATTTTCGTTTTCCTCTGTTGCAACACCTGTTCCATTTTCATAGTACAATTCAAATATAGTGTTCTTACCATCAATATAATCTGCTCTTGATAATGCTACCGTACCAACACCAGTCTGCATGGTTGTTTTTATAACACCATATAATGTCTCTAAAGCAGCAATAACATCAGCACACTTATTGGAATCTGTATCAACTATAATATTATTATTTGTATATGGTTCTACTGTTGTAAATGATGGTGTAAATATCCCAACAACAGAAAGTTCATTATTAATTGCTTTCTTAGCAAGATCAATAGCAAAGTCATATCCATCTATAGTTTCAACAAGTTCTCCCTGAATATAATCAAAAAGACCATTATTAAAATACTTTTCAGCAGCTTCTAAAGAACTTTGATTTCCACCAAATCTTATATCATGTGCTACTGCATCAAGTATCAAACCAATATCTCTATAACACTTAGATTCAGTAGTATTCCATGTTATAGTAGGATACTTATCCTTAAGATATCCAATAGTTTCTGATTGAATAAATTCTCTATTCCTTTCAATTTGATTAGCAGCATCTATCCATCTACCACCCTTTTGGAAGATATTCCTAATCTTTCTAAAATATCTTTCATTTAGACTATCTCTCTTAAATTGATAATGCTTTCCATAAAATCGTACACCAGGAACTGATTGGCCATTTTTTGTCGTTGCTCCCAATGGTGGTTGTGCAAATGTTATTTGACTTCCTGATATAGTATAAGCAACACCTGGTTCTTGTAATATACCATCAAGAGTAATAGTAAGTGTTTGAGCATTATATGGAGTAATAGGATCACCAGTATGATTTAATATATTAAATGTCTTTCTTCCAGTCAAATTACCTTTATTTGAAAGTGACCCATTAAATGCAGGAGTTAACTTTATAGGGGTAGATTTAACTTCGGAAGTATTAGCAGCATCTAATGATACAGAACCAACACCCTTCTCAACAACTGTAGACTGAGTAGTTATAATATGTTGAGTGATTTGTTTTCTGGTACTTTGAACAGTGATCTTATTTACATCAGTATTCCAAAGTTGCAAAACACTTATTCTACTAGTATTAGTGTTTCCTGTCATCACACTTTGGCCTGTAGATTCAATAAGAACCTCTCCAAATAATTGGAACCCAGCTGGATGAGTTGTTTCCTTAATTAATTGTCTCCAAACATTAATTGGAGTTTTTGATCTTACAATATATGAATAATCTTGATAATAATAGGAATCATGTATTTTTTGATTAGCATCGCTAATTTTACCATAATCAGATTGATATTTTCCTAAGTTATCAAAATAAGTTTTAATTACTGGATCAAAATCACAATAATCAATACTTACAACATTTGCTGTATTTCTTCTTGCCAATCCAGTAATAATTTGATTATCTCTAAAAGATCCTGTAATTCTATCAAGAACTAATATATTAGATCCTTCCCTCCAAGAAGTTACTCTTCCTCTTGCTGTTTCAGTAGAACCAGATTTTTGTATTACAGTTTCACCCAAAGTAAAGGCATCATCTAAAACATTAGATAATGTCAAGATATAATTTGATCTGATAGTAGATTTAATTGTCTGATCATTATGATAAGAACCACCGTTATTATCAATACTAATTGTTAATGGGATACCAATATTATCACTTATTAAATAACATTTAATATTAGTATCAATATTACCCAAAGAATCATATATTCCAGTTACAATAGGAATTTTTTCATAGTCAACACCAATATTAATTATTTTAATTGAATTAATTTCACCAATAGAAAATAAAGAAGTTGATGTATATTTTATAATTCCATTTCCATCATGAGATGCCTCAACACCAGTTGAGTATAAAATAGTATCAGATGTTACATATAATGCTTCTTTCTCTCCTTGCAAGGGATCAACAGTAACATTTAAACAAGATCCTCCAGATTGTACTATCCCATCTCTATCGTAATAATAATATTTCTTATATTGAATATTTTGCTTAGTGGAGAAAGTGTTGGTTGATACTCTTGATCCATATCCAAGTTTAAAATCAAGATTATCAGAATTAATAATTCTTTCTGGGGTAACAAGATTAAAATTCTTACTAGGAGAAATATCAAATCCAACTCCAATCATTGAAGAATGGCTAGTATCAAATTTATATTTGTAATATTCTTTTATATCAATATTTGGATTTCTTATAAATGTAGTATTATCAGAAGAGAATTCAAAAGATACTACAGGATCAGTAAAAGATGATATAGATACTAACTTTTTACCTCCTGTACCAACAGTAGTGTTGTTAGTACTATTATCATAGAATACTGTACTTGCTTCAATAGGATTAATTTTATTCTGACCTGTTAAATTCCTATCATAATCCCAAGCAACTACTAACTTTTGAGTTGAAGGTGTGTATGATATAACATCTGCATCTCCATCATCAGTACCAAGAGAATGTCCAACAGGAATATTAAACCCATTATCATAAACAGATACAGTAGCACCATCAAAATGATCAACTGCTATTGTTGATTTTTGTCCTCTAGAAACATTTAATTTATTGGTAAGCTTATCCTGTAGATCAACTAATACTTGATTAATCTTAAGTATCTCGCTTCCTACAGAAATAAAATCACCATCAACAAATCCAATACTACTATCAACTGTTAATACAACTTCATCAGCAGATAATCCAACATGATCTACAAGAATCTTTAAATCTGGTTTAGTAGATGAACCTGTTTTACTTAATGTAGTGCCAGAAACACTAAGAATATCAAATTTCTTATAATTTTTTCCTTTATCAGTAATAGTAACACTATTAACAAGACCAGCAGCAGAAACAACTATAGTTGCTTTGGCATCTTCTCCTGATCCACCATTCAACACAATATTCTTATATTCAGCAGCAACGTAATCCCCACCACCATTAATAATAGAAATTCTACCAACACCACTATCGTTGAGAACCCTTGATATGACTGGGATCTTAACCACTGCTTCTTGGTAGATTCTTTTTCTTACATGATATGTTGTAGTACTAACAGAATCATCTGGATTTATATCAATATTAATTTTTTCTCCAACAGCAACACCATGTGATGAAGAAGTTTTTAACAATGCTACATTATCTTGTATATTAAAAATAATAAGATTTTCTGCTAAAGATGATATAGAAACAATCTTTGATCCTGTAGTATTAATTAGATCTGAACTAGTTAAGAAAAGAATAGTAGAAACATTAAAAGTTCCTGTTAAAACTTTAACCTTTACACTATTTTGTGCTGTAGTATTCTCAAGAACTTCTCCAGTAGCAACAGGAGCATTAACACCATCACTTAGAGAAATAATAGCTCCTTTACTATAAGAAGAATTGGTATCTATAATTAAATTTAAAACATTAGTACTTGAAAATAGTACATCTGTACTATTAAAACTACCTGTTACATTACGCAGACCAAATTTATTATTTGAAAATACATCTCCTACAACTTCACCTGTAGCTCCTGTTACTGCTTGTGTAATTATATCTCCATTAAAGATATATGCAGTATTACTCAATTCAACTAGTAAAGATTTAGTTGCTTGTGATTCAATTGATAATACTGATTTTCCTTTAACAGAATCTACCTCTCCAGATGCACCATAACCTCCTGTACCTGTATCATCAACAACTATTTTATTACCTACAGAAAAATTATCTCCACTACTAACAATTGTAGCAGATGATACAGTACCTCTACTTATATCTTTAATTGTAGCATAGGTCTTATCACCATTCTTACTAACACCAGAACTCCTATACCTATTAGAATTAACTGGTAAATCATATTGGGATATATTAGAATTGTAATTAGAATCTAATGGTAAAGAATAATAATTCTTACCTAAGATATAAGGGAATGTAGGAACATCAGAAGAATCTACTGTAATGAAATATGCATATGTTCCATTCGGATATTCTGGTGTGATACAAAAACGACCATTGTTAATATCTAAAGATCCATAACCATCAATAAATGTATAATCATCAATAAATGTTCCTAGTGGATATGTTGTTACAGATGGACCACCGTCTCTATCACCATTCTTAGAAAAGCTAGAAGACATTCTAACAATAGTACTTGTTTCATCTAGTGGGTCTGTATAACCATAAGCACCATATATGGGGTTACCATCATATGCAAACCCCAGAATAGGTGAATGGGATGCTCCTGTGTCGTTTACTCTTAATGTAGTAGGAGATGCGTAATAAGCATATCCATATCCCTTTTCATCATTAAAGTTTTTAAAGAAGTAACCATTTTCAGAATCCAAGTTACTACTATTAATAAAATACTTATCCTTTCTCCACTCTCTAATAGTTGCTGTAGCAGTTGCTCCACTACCAACTGAAATAATATCTACTTGAATATTCTCTTGACTATAATAATTACCAGCCGTAACTAATGTAAATCCAGTAACAATACCTGTACTTGATATATCAGCAGTAAACTCAGCAAATCTACCTTTACCTGCATTATCAGTTATTCTAACTACTGGAGGAGATGAATAAAACTCACCAGCATTAACAACATTAATACTAGTAACCTTTCCATTTGTAACAATAGCTTGTGCTGTAGCATTTCTACCAGACACAATTTCAACTTCTGGTGTGGAATTGTAATTACCAGCATTTGTAATGTTTACTGATTCAACAACTTGTCCAGCAAGATTAATAGTTGCAACAGTAGAAATACCATCAACTAAAACATAAGGAGATGTGACATATCCATTTCCTCTTTCAATAACACTAATCTTCTGTAATCCTCCACCATATACAACATCTTCATCCTTATAACTCAGAAAAGGAATTCCATTAACAGATACACCTACGTCCCTATACTTAGTCTCGTAAGTCTCAGTTGTGGAAATAGGTGTTTTTCTAATAATCTTAAGATTATTTTGATCTTGTATATTAGAAGGGATTGTAGTTCCTGCACTTATAATATCATGTGATGGCCAACCAGAAGATGCAATATAATATCCCTCACCATCCTCATATATTGCTGCTACATTACTTTCAAATTTTTCAATAGTTGAAGTTAAAGATGGATTTAAAGTAGACTGAGGAGCAGTAGTTGTAGCATTCCACCTTAAATTATTTTGATCATCAACTATTCTAATATCATTTGTTACAAATCCTGGTTCTGAAATTTCAAGAACATCGCCAACATTTGAATATGGTGTAGTACCATTTACATTAGCATTGTATAATACACCATAAACAAGTATCTGTACACCAGAACCAATAACATTAGATCCATATGTTACAGAAGTTCCTATAGGAAATAATCCTGTACCAGTTCTTGATGTAATAGTAAATGTATTAACTGTCTTCTCAGTAAAAGTAATTGTTTCATCATCAATAGTTAATTCACCAGATGACTTCCAACCCAAAGTTGATTCAACTTTAATTCTATCCCCTACTTGTGTTGTAGGTAAAAGTTCATCTCTTAATTTCGTTTTCGTAGCAATAGAAAATTCACCATTCACACTAGCTTCATTGAGTATAAGTTCGTATAATTCTTCTCCATCATACTTACCATCATAACGTACATTATCAACAATAGCAGAAGCATGTGTACCACTAGTTTGTGTTATCTTTTTACCAATAAGATCATTAACATTACCAGAAAGAACTTTAACTTTAAGTGAGTAATTATTAATCCATTCAGAATCAGAACTCTTTAACGTAAAATCACGTGGGTATGCAATAGATGGATCTGGATCAGAAGCAACTAGACACTTAAATAAAAACTTTACTGATTTATCAGTTCCTTTTGATTTGTAGAAAGAACTAATATTCTTTATTAAGGTTCTTTTATCAACGCTTTCATTTAAATATTCTTGTGGAAATTCATTAAGATACTCATTCTCAAAATTCTTTATGAAAGCATACAGAAAAAGATTACTAATATTATATACTTGAGATCCATTGGTATGACTGGATGCTTGAGTAGTAACAAACGTAGATGCGGAATATAAATCACCAAGTTGTGTATTTCCGCTTATTCCACGACTGACTTCTTTTAACTCAGTATCAGTTCTACTCTTATAAAATAAAATCTCATCATCAATTTTAACATATCCACCGTACTCTGGAAATGAAGTTGCATCAACAACAGTGATAGTAGTATCTGTATCACTAACTAATCCAACTACAGTAGTACTCTGCTTTAATATATTCTGCTCATAAAAATCAATATCACGATAAGTTGATAAGTTCGTGACAATATCTAATGGTTGACCTGATATTTCTAATTGCTCATAATACTTTTGTATGAACTTACCAAACAGTTCATACTCTTCGTTTATAAAATCAGGTAATTGTTGATCAACTAAAAAGGAGATCTTATTCGCAGTCTTTAGCATCTACTCTTCTTTATATGCAACGAATTTACTCTTTGACACATCTACGTCTAAATATGCCTCACGCTTAACTTCAATATCTTTATTTGCAGGTTTCACTCGCAATTCAATGCGATTATCTGAGAAAGTACCCTTTAAGATAGTAAAATCAGTGATCATTATCTCACCTTTATCATAATCTACAATACCAACTGAATCATCCAACAGAATTTTCTCGTTAGTAATAGAATCTAGTCTATATAGTATCAATTTACCATCTCTATCCTCTAGATACGAGGTATAATTAGGAAACTCAAAGGTTGTTATTCCTGTAGATGATACTACAGGGTTGTCACAATCTTTTTTAAATGGATTTTGATAACAAACTTCATAATATGATGATGAATTTATCTGTGCGATGAAATCTTTCCTCATAGTTATATCAGTATCATTTGAATTAATAGCACGATCTGCATTATCAATGACACTAATGAACTTACTATATCTAAATTTTCCGTTAAACTTCTCTGTACCAGAGGTTTTAAGATAATCTGTTACTGCTGTTGATACTTTTGATACTATTTCCGTAGGAAGTAAATTAGTTTTAACACCATTATAGTAAATATCACTTGATAATTCTAAATGTAGTATAGAAGGGTCAACAATTTCAGGTCTAATTGAAGCAACAGAATACTTTTTAAGATCATTCTTTAATTGATTTTTAGTAAATGCTGATAATGCAGCAGCTTCAGTGGGTTTCACGGAAAGAAATACCTTACCATATGCAGGTGGTTCCTGATCTTCACCACCAAATACAATAATATCGCTAACTGCTGGATATAAGTTTCTAACTATAGCCTTGTAGTCATTAGTTGTTACTGCTCTATTCTGTGATCCATATAGTTTAGGAGCATTGTATTTAATTTTATCAATAGATTCAATATCTGCTCCACCACTTGCTATTGATGTTGTTGATATATTAC